TATTACCTAAAAAGGTTATTGAATATCTTGGTTATGACCCTGTTAATGTAAAGAGAACTATAATGGAAAAAGGAACTGGCATTTATGAAATAGTACAAGAAAAAATATGTCAGATGACAGGGAAATCTCATCCAAATACTGCTGTAAAGGTACTTGTTAATCAAGGAGCAGCATTACCTGTATGATTGATAAACTGTTAATGAACGAAATAGATGTACCAGATGATGACTGTGCTGTATTGTTGTCTGGTGGAGTAGATTCTATTTCAGTTGGATTCGCAGCTGAACGCCTCGGTAAAAAAGTTCACGCCTATAGTTTTTGTCTGGACACTCACCCCTCATACGATTTTCAAAAAGCCAAAGAAATTGCAGAAATATTTAACTGGCCCTTCACAGGAATTGAAGTACCAACCAAGAACTTGGCAGACGATTGGCACCGATTAGTTCAATTGGATTGTAGAAAGAAAACTCACTTTGAATGTGTCTATCCATTTTTATATGTGTATCCAGAAATAAAACAGAAATATGTTTTGTCTGGTTGGGCCGCAGATGGTTACTATGGTATAAGTAAAAAAGCACAAATACATTACAAGCACACACAAGAATTATTTGATAAGTTTAGAGACAATTATTTTAGTCCAGAAATGTGTGCAGGTTACAACTGGCATAAGAGAGTGGCAGATGACCATGATAAAGTTTTTGTTACTCCATATCTTCATTCAGCAGTTAAAGAATATTTTTATCTATTTAATTGGGAAGACTTGAACAAACCATTTCAGAAACATCATGTAAGAAATGCATTTGATGAATTTAAGAGAATAGGAAAAATTAAAAATCACTTGAACTTACAAATAGATTCTGGTATAGTAAATTTGTTTGAATCATTACTACCCAATAAGGAAATCAATTTTAAAAATAGAAGTAGGATAATGGATATATGTAGGGATTGGAACGTGCTAAATACTACAAAGACCAATTCAAACACTTTAGAGGAGTTTTTAATATGAAAACAGAAGTTACAGCTTTACCGGGCTTTGAAGATGTTGATTTTTCTAACATTGAAAAAGAAGGAAAATCAATGCCAGACATTTCACCCCCAGCTACATTTCACAACGATTATACTAAGCATGTAAAAGATGCAAAACCAAATTCGTCAGATTATAAAAAATATACATTACAAGATGTGTATGATGGTGAAGCACAAAACAAGTTCAATGTGATATCTACCTTCGCTGGTGGTGGTGGTTCTTCTACAGGATATCGTTTGGCGGGTGGTAAGATTTTGTGTATCAATGAATTTGTGAAAGAGGCGAGAAATACATATCATGAAAATTATCCAAACACTCCTATACTTCCAGATGACATAAAGGAACTTACAGGACAAGACCTTCTGACTGCTGCTAATATTGGAGTAGGAGAAGTTGATATCTTGGATGGTTCACCACCATGTTCTGCTTTCTCTATGGCTGGTTCTGTAGTACAAGGTAGTGGTCATAGTATTGGTTTTGGTAAAACTAAAAAATATTCTGATGGTAAACAAGTAGAAAATATTGAAGATTTATTTTTTGAGTTCATTAGAGTTGCGAAAGATATTAAACCTAAAGTTATTGTTGGTGAGAATGTGTCGGGGTTGTTAATGGGTGAAGCAAAAAACTATTACTACAAGATTACAATAGCGTTTGAAAATGCTGGTTACAATGTATCTTCCATGTTATTAGATTCATCTCATTATGGAGTACCTCAAACAAGAAAGAGAGTTATTTTTATTGCAGTTCGTAAAGATGTAACTGATGCGATTGGTCTTACTTCTCTTAACATTGCTGGTATATTTCCAGAAAAGTCTAGTGAAGTAGTCACTAGTGGAAATGCATTTAGTGACCTAGTGTATGATGAAGAAGAAATAAAAATGTTAACAGAAACTTTTACAAAGGGTTCTCATTTTGTGACAGCATCAAAGATGCCACTTGACTCCCCAAAAGTATTAACTGGATGTGATTTTCATCCAAAGGGACATCACTTTAATATGAAAAGAATTTCAAGATTCAAACCAGCTCCTACCATCACAGCTTCTGGTGGATGTATTCATTGGAGTGAAATGCGAAAACTTGCATTGTGTGAAACTCGTAGACTCACTTCTTTACCAGAAGATTTTAAACTAACTGGAAAGTGGGAACAAAGATCTGAACGTATGGGTAGAATGGTGCCACCGTTAATGATGAAAGCTATAGCAAAATCCATATACAAGAAAGTACTTAAACCTTATAAGGAGTTGAACAATGGCTGATTTTACTTTTGCACACAGGCAAGAAGGATTTGATACTCATATTGAACAATCCATTCGTGGTTATTCAAATCTAATGGAAGATGTAGTTAGTCTTTCACGTTATTTTGTAGAAGATAATACTAACATAGTTGATATTGGATGCTCTACAGGAAAAAATACAAAGAAGATGATGGAGTATAATAAAGACCATTCCTTTACAGCAAAATATATCGGAGTTGAGGTCGCTGATGGTTTTGAACAAGATTTGAAAGACCGCACAAAGGAATTGAATAATGCTGGACTTACTAATGTAGAATTCATTATGGAAGACATTCGTAAGTTCCAGTTTACAAATTGTAATTTGATTACCTCTATTTTTACTCTACAATTTATGCCAAAGAAGGATAGAAAAAGTGTTATTGAAAATATCTATCATGGATTGAATACTGGTGGAGCTTTCATTTTTGCTGAAAAAACTATCTGTGAAAGTGCACAAGTACAGGACATGATTACGTTCAATTACTACGATTACAAACGAAAATCATTTGATACAGAAGATATCATGGATAAGGAAAGAACACTCAGAAACATCATGAAACCCCTTACATGGAAACAACTTGAGCTCATAGTATCTTTTGCTGGGTTCACTACAATTCAACCATTTTGGAGAAATCATTCATTCGTTGGGGCGTTAGCCATAAAATAAGGCCTTGACAAAACACTTTAATATGGTATAATAGTACTATGAGTCCATTTGATTACCTAAAAGCGATTAACGAAACCAAAGAGAATGTGATGCTTACTCCACAAGATGAGAGGAAATACTCGTCTTTTATCGTGAATCGCGGGCTATCTTTCTTTATGGACACTATATTTCAAGTAAATGAGATGAATCGTAACCACCACCTTGACAGCCGACTTCAATTTGACTATCTACTAAATAATATTAGAAAGAAACGTAGATATAGTAAGTGGCTGAAACCAGAGAAACTACAGAATGTTGAATTGGTGAAAGAGTATTATGGATTTAGTTATGAGAAAGCCAAAGATGCTCTAAGAATCCTTTCTGGAAATCAGTTGGCTTATATCATAGATAAACTGAATCAAGGTGGAGTGGAAAATGACAACAGGAACAGAGAACATGGTGGAGTGCACTCTGGAGAATCCAGATGATTTTCTCAAGGTGCGTGAAACACTTACTAGAATCGGGGTAGCTTCCCGAAAGGACAAAATATTATATCAATCTTGTCACATACTACATAAACAAGGTAGATACTATATAGTACACTTTAAAGAATTATTTGCACTTGATGGTAAACCAACCAATTACTCAGAAAATGACCAAGCAAGACGTAATACAATAGCAAATCTTTTATCGGAATGGGGCTTAATTGCACTAGTGAATCCAGAATCTTCAAGTGAATTAGTTGTTCCGTTGAATCAACTAAAGATCCTATCTTTTAAAGAAAAAGACCAATGGGATCTTACAGCAAAATATAATATTGGAAGTAAAAGGACTGAAGATGCCGACCAAAACAAGAATGAAACATTAAAATTTTATAAATTACATCCAAATGCTAAAGACCCAATTTATGCAACAGAGGGTTCAGCATGTTTCGATATTCACGCGTGTTTTGACGGAGTAGAAAAATATCAACTTCGTCAAGATACTCTAAACAGATTAATCGAAAAACCATTTAAGAACGGAGTTCTTCAAATACATAACATGGAAAGAGTAATGATTCCTACTGGATTGATTTTTGATATTCCAGAAGGATACTCAGTTCGTCTTCATTCTAGGTCAGGTTTGGCTTGGAACGAGGGTTTATACCTAACAAATTGTGAAGGTATAATAGATTCTGACTATGTAGATCCTATTTTCGTTATGATGACAAGCATAGCTCAATCTCCAAAAACAATAAATAATGGAGATAGGATATGTCAAGCAGAATTAGTGAAAAAGGTATATCATGGTTTAACCGAACTCAAAAAACCACCAGTTCAGAAGACTGAGCGTGAAGGTGGATTTGGTTCTACTGGTAAATAACAAAATAAGTTATATTGCCAAAACTTTAATTTAAAAGGGAGTAATCCTATGTTAGAAAAAGCAATTGGCTGGATTCGCAGTCTTACAGAAGCTGGTCTTGCGTTAATCGCATTAGGCGTGGTTCTTCAAATCATTTTTGGAGCAGCTGTTCCTTTCATTGGCATTGATGTCATTGGTTCAGTAGTAGGCCTAGTCAAACAACTAGGTGGTGAAGGACTTGTCGGCCTAGCAGCAATTTGGGTACTTTGGGGAATTTATTCCAAGAAGTAATCCTATATAATCTGACAAAGGGTGATTAAAACCACCCTTTTCACTTTTTTTTACATTATGACTAAATACTTTTATAGTAATTGGCAAATTGATGAAAAATTTATGAAGACTAAATATAAATTGATAGTAAAGGAATCGGGAAATTATACTTCAGATTCTTTAAGCAGTCTACTTTGGACTGTTTTCAAACATCGTTGCGAACATCTCTTCAAAGGAGAAGGTTGGCGCGACTGAGGTTGACCAATTGTGGTAACCTCTAATCCACGAATAGATTTTGTATTTCTGTTCGTGATTACTCCAAGTCTACGTGCTGAAGATTGGAGTGTAATATTAACCTCGCTTTAAAGGAGGACTTATGTATACATTAGCACCACACACATTCCCCACACCACAAGACTTACAAAAAATGCTTGGATTCAGCGTTGGATTCGATGGATTTTTTAATCGTCTTTCTAATATGGATATAGCCCAGTCACAGTCGGGTTATCCACCATATAACATTCGCAAACTTAATGAACTACAATATGTTGTTGAACTAGCTCTTGCTGGTTTTTCAAAAAGTGATATTGAAGTAGAAGTAACTGATGGTACTCTTACCATTCGTACTGCTACCGCGAAAGATGTTGGGGCTAATAATGATGAAAAAAGTTCTAATAATGAAATTGGTTTTGTACATCAAGGAATTGCTAAAAGATATTTCTCTAAAGTTTTTACTATCGCTGATGATGTAGAAATCAAAGGTGCTGAGTTGAAAGACGGATTACTGAAAGTTTCTTTAAACAAGATTCTTCCA